CTTTAGAAGCCATTTCGATATAGAGATATTTTAGATCTAAAATTTCAGGAACAATTCCTGCAACTGCGTACTTTTTCAGTTTAAGTTTAATATTATCCTTAATTAGATTTGGTAGGAAGTCTCCATTTCGTGGTTTTATGCTTATAAAGACTTTTCCATATTGTGGAGGAACCAAATCTTCTCCACCAAACACTGAAATTGATTCAGTTTCTGGATATATTTTTGTTGGGATTAAAGTTTCATAATCACTGGAAGTTAAAGCTCTATTCTGACTAGCATATATTCTTGGAGCATATTTTTTGATAGAACTTACAGACTCAATAGGCTCTCCTCCAGATGAACCTAAACCTGTTGTTAGTAGAGAAATTCCAGATGTTACTGGATAAGTAACTCCATTTCTTTCATATGTAATTCTTCCTGAGAATGAGAATTGTGAAATACCATTCGCACTATCACCACTCGAAACTATGTAAGAAACGTCTATCTGATAACCTTCTTCTAGTTTCTTACCAAATATTCCATCTCCAAAAATGATTTCATATCTTTCATCTTCTATTTCTTGCAAAAAGAAAACTCTTGAAGTTGAATCAATATCAAATAAACTATCTTGAAGGATATATTTTGCCTTTCTTCCACCCTCAGTTACTATTACAGAAATAGTATCAGTATCGATACCTGAGTTTGGTAGAATAAATCTTTGATTTGGATTTCTTGAAGAATATGTGAATGTATTTGATAGAACAGTTCCTTCAATAATCTCAATGTCTGTAAAAGTTGCTATATTATCGACTACTGGAACTGTGAGTCCCGATGGATTATTGTTTGTTGCCTGATCATTTCCTTTTAATACATCATTTCCTTTTAAAATGCAGAAGGAATATGATTGATTTCCAAAGTTACCAAAAGAAGTTGCAACAACACCATCTCTAAGAGTTACTGTTGAGGGTCTTGGTGTAATATTTGAAGTATCAACGAAAAAAGAAACCGTTGCTCTTGCAGCCTTTCTTGATTTTGGGTTATAACCTATGTTTCTTGCCAGAGCAACTACGTTTTCTCTTAGAGTTGCGCTATCAATAAAAACTTCATTCGACACCATGTTGGCATTGTATGAAGTAATATAGGTATTATATGCCAATACATCAATTATTGTGGAGAGATTAGATCCCTCAAAGTCATAATCCGTAAAGTTCGAATTAGACCTCAAATAACTTTTAATAGATTCTTTAATCTGGTCAAAGTCCAGATTTGTGAAGTTTACTAGTGGCATTTACCTTGTAGGTTGTAAAACAAATTCTAACTGTTGAGTAGAAACATCTACTCCAATGATATTGTAAGTGATAGTAACATCAAAGGAATTATTATCATAGTCTGGGTATGCAGTTACGCTTATCAAAGAAACCCTTGGTTCATAGTTATTGATAGATGTCCTTATCTGACTTTCAATACTAGATGCTGAAATCTCATCTACATTTTCAAATAGCACTCTAGAGACTGAAGATCCAAAATTTTCATTAAAAAACTTTTCTCCAGGTAGAGTAAAAACAATATTACGAATGGAGCGGCTTATTGCGGTCTCATTTTTGATCGCAATAAGGTCGTTGTTCAGTGGATTATACTGAAACGACATACTTATGTCTTTAAAACCTTTACTTACCCGCTCTAGAGGCATGGATTATTATAATTCTATCTTATTTATTATGGATTTTTTGATTCGTAGAGTGGTTCCGTCCCATATTCCCAATCATCATAGTCCTCATCATTGCGAATTTTTTCATGTATTTCGTTTTGATGAAAGAAATCGTGCTTTTTGGGAGTTAAATCATCATTTGCGATCTCACGAAGCATCTTTTGCTTCTTGATTTGCTCTTCCCAACCATATTCACTTGCCAAATATTGAGTTCCCCACTCATTTTTCATGAAATTTTCATCTTTATCGACTTTTTTGGTCATTGTTTTGCTCCTGATTTGTTAAATCAGAACTTTTTACGGGGTTGCTATCCCGAATTTTTGTAATTTCGTACATAAAATCATCAGATGTCTCGATTTTACGACGATTTTCGACTGAATATTCCGTTAAATCAATCTCATAGCCTGGATTTTTAGTAATTCTGTTCTTTGTCCATGCATCATCGTACCATAAAATCTTATTATTTGGGTATGCATAGAAATTTCCATTGTCCATCTTGAAAAAATGAGCAGATTTGTGCTCTGGAGTCTCACTGAAATTCGTATTCAGAGTTGATTTTGACTCCCATGACCAATCAAGAGTGAACATATAAGTTCCTTCATTCTTTTCTCCGCGATAATTGATGAGTTCAGCACGTAAGTTAGCCAATCTTGAACGAACTTGAACATCAACATAAGGAGAAAAACAATCCCACCACATACACTCTTCTAATTCTTGAACTGGTGCATCTGGTTTCCAACATAGTGCATGAATCGGTCTACGAGTCCAGTTGACCCCATTCTCTAGAAACACCTCAAAGAGGGGTACGTGCTTCTCTAAGGACGCTACAGAGTGTACGTCGCATAAAGTTACCTCTCCATGGCCTTTTTTATGGTTATAGAGAAATTCATTACGAATGTAACAAGTAAATGTTGGAAGATTGTGATTTAAGTATGCCATAAAATGATAATAAAAAAGCAGGAATTTCTTCCTGCTCTATCTATACTATTAACCTTTACCTTGACCCCGATACTTCTTCTTACGTCCATTACGAGAGGTAGGACTCAGTAATGTACGAGGAGAACGACCTTGACGAGTTTTCTTAGGTGCTCCGGGTTCAAACAGAGTCTTATTTCCACCACCTTTAGCCATTGTTAATTTCCTCCAATTCAATTAAGTTAGGATTAATATCATCTTTTCCCGAGAAAAAGTTTTCCGAGATATCTTGAAGGACCTCTGCACATTCTTCATGAGTAAGGTCCACATAAATCTTATTGCCTTTGTAGAATACGTTATACGTCTTCATCAGATAATACGAGTTTTTTCATGTCCGACTCTAATACGAGGATCGCACCAGATCTCGAAGCCTGCTTCTTTTGCATCAAGACAGAATGACACATCCTCTCCACACATATCCTGAACGGCTCCGGATTCAAAGACTTGCATCTTTGGAGCAAACCAAGGATACTCAAGATTCTCAAAAACGCCCTTCTTAATCAGTACCCATCCAAAACCTGTGTAGTCTACAGTGAATGGCTTACGACGCTTGCTGATCGATTCCACAGTTTCATGATTCATCACTCCACCGTTCTTGCGGAAATCATCTTCTTCCAACCAATGTGCGACAGAGGTTGTGTGACCATCTTCTGTTGCATACCAACCTGAAACAATTTCTTTCTCTTCTTCTTCAGCAGAAAGAGCAAGATCACAGAGTTGCCAGAACTTGTTTGTATCAAAGACAATATCCGAGTCAATCCAGAGTTGATAATCATACTCTAGTTTTCCATCCCAAGGTACTTGCTTAGGTCCACGAAGAACATTTGCACCAAGACACTTACAACGTGCAAAGTTTACCATGGAAGAATAATCTTGAGAAATCTGAATACTCATTCCATTCTGTACCATATCAAAGCACAGTTGAACAAATGCCTTCAGAAAAATAAATGAACATCCGCGACCTGGAAGACAAAATACAATACTCTTCCCTCGCATCCTTTCTTTAATTGCATCATAATCCCATTCTTCAGTTTGGGGCTTAGGTGCAGTTGCTTTAACAGTAAATCCTTTTGCCATAAGAGAAATAAACTTTCAAGTTCAATTTTAACAGTCTATATATGCACTTGTCAATGCATATACATTTCCTTACCTTCGGTGTCAATGCGAAGAATTCAAAATACTTTCCTTGTTAATTTGCAATTCAATATAACTTAGATCATCAGATGAATAGTCAGTTTTCATCAGACCCACCAAGTTCTTTATGGTACTCCAAGTACTTTCAAAGTCTTCTTCTTTTATTGAATGAAGAATACACTTATCCTTAGCATATATGTGATAAACCTTTTCCATATAAAAAATATTTCCGGAATTTTTATGGTGTAAATTAATTCACCACTGCATTATATATCAGTACAATCAAAATCCCTAGGGGGATTAATACTATTCTTCCCATTGTCTTTGGATACCTGATTAGCCAACCAGCAAATACAACTTTCCAAAAGTTCCAATAGGGGCGACTTCTCATTTTTTCTTTCCGCCCTTCTTCAGAGTTCTTTTATCAGGTCTTGAATATCCACCTTTGTGAATCCATTTGACGCCCATTTTTTACCTCCGGAAAAATTTTAAGGATGTGATATTTATCGGTCGATTTGTCACCTCTGTAGGTTAGGGACTTATCGATTTTTTATACGCAACGCCGCCGCGACGATATAACGCCCGACCGCAAATAACTGCCGGACGACTACTTTAACGCATATGCCCCTCACTGTCAAGCAAGGGGCACACAGTTAACTATTAGAACTGCACCTCATTCAGAGTAGGACCGTTATCATCAGTACTCACAGCTTCATCAGCAACGAGTGTATCAAGAATCGACAGAATCTCAGTGCCAGTGTTACCTTGAGCCAGCAGAGAAAGCATCACGGACTTGGACATAATAAAGAAGAAAAGTGTTGTGAACTGTGTGGTGCCTAGTTTATACTCATGCGACAGGAGTAAGTGTTGCTTACTGTATGCCTTCGAAGATGTACTTATCAACCACACTTTCGATTAGACTAGGTGAGCAAAGATTGACAAATTGAGTAACAGCAAGAGTGACATTCATCTGGTGATCTTCTTCATCAATGTCGTCACATTCTTTATTCACAAAGTCCTGATAATACTTGGAGCGCATACCAATCCGCACAAGATCACGGAGCATAGTCATCTCTTCATCGTTGAGTTTGATGGTATACTTAGTGGAGGTTTTCATGAGAAGAAGTGTTAGTTAGGAGTGAATGAGTAAGGTAGAATCAGATCAGAGATCTGCGATCACTTCGTTGAGTTCAATCCAGTTCAGCTTATCACTGGTAAATGATACTCCGTCTGGGGTCTCAGTGATAAAGTCCTCAGTGGAATCTACGAAGTCCTGATAATCATCACAACGACGGGCGATGTCATATAGACCCTCATCATTGCCGATCCAAAGTGCAACGTTCCAGGTCTCATAATTCGTCCAACCGTTATACTCAGTGTCGGTGAGATTCTGTTGATAAGTGGCAGTCATTTGTGGTCTTGAGTGAAGTCTTGTGTGGGGGTTGTGCCCCTCATACTATTAGGACACTTTACAGGGCCCACTATCTGTTACTCACCAACGATCAGGTGTACTTAAGTCCTCAACATAAGCCTCACACTTCTCAGCAGGTTCTAGCTTGAATAACTTCTCCCAGTCAATCTGATGTGGGTCGAAGTCACCGAACACTGATAGATCCAGAGTGATCCTATAACGCTGCTTCTGTGCCTGGGTGTATGCTACTGACATAAGTGCGCTCCTGAGTGTATATGGGTATTGTAGGACTTGTGGGCGTAAA